TATTTTGATACTAAATCCACGACAAATTGGGAAAATTCTTTAGGAATTAATCAACAAGATACATTTGGTATAGGAGGCTAATATGTCATACAGAAGAGTACTTGATAACTTAACTCAAGGAGAACAGCGTAATGCAGATCGAGCAGCAAGGTTCGATCAAAATATGATTACCCATGAAAGAAATAGAGATCTCCAACAATTAGATGCAATAAAAGGTTTTTCTAAATCACTCGATAAATTTGTACAAGATAAGTACAAAAGAGATGATGCTCAGTTGCAGAAAGATATGGAGCTTAAGGTTGCTGAAGAACATTTAGAAGCTAAAGAGCAAACTGGCGACCCTAACATTTCTGAAGAAGTTAACGCAGAATATGTAGAAAACAGAGATACTGTTTTAAAAAATGATAAAGAATTAGCTAAAACAGCTAACTCTGCATTAGAACAAGGTGCAAGTTTTGAAGAAGCTAAACAGATACATAACTTATCTGGAGCAGCTCTTTATTACTATGTAAGAGCAAAATCAAAAATAGCAGCTGACGGTTACGAAGACTGGATAAGTGGAGAGATGAATAATAATGAAACTCTTGAACTTGAAGTTAATGGTGTTAAATTTACCCCTGCTACAGCTGAAACTTTAGATCAAAAAAATGTTGCAATGAAAGCTCTTAGAAGAGAATACATGAGACAAAATGATTTAGGTTCAGTCAACCCAGCTTTATTAAATGATGAGTCAGTTGGTTTTTATGATAATGTAATTTCTTCTCATAATAAATTATCTAAAAAATATGCAAAAGATGAAGCAATATCAAGTGGTTTTGAAGATCGTCAAAAAGCAGTTGAAGAGTTTAGAGATGATAAAGATTTTGAAGCATTATTAGGTAAGATAAAAATTACTGCTAATGAAGATGGTGAGAATTTTAATAGGGCTGAGGCATTAGATGAAACTTTTGAAATACTTACAGATTTAGCTAAGACTGGTCAATTATCATTAGAAGATTTAGAAGCTATACAAAAACAAGATATTGAAATTAATGGTAAGACTGAGAAAGTAGGTAAATGGACAACTAGGTGGCTTAAACTACAAGAAGAAGTATTAGAGTATAGAAATGATGCTATTGAAAATGCTATAGAAGCAAAAGAATTAGAAGGTAAACAATATACTCAAAAAATTTTAGAAGAAGAATCTGCATTATTAAAAGAACAACCTCCTAGAAGGTTTACCGAAGAAGAAATTAAAGAAAAAATTAATGCATGGGACCCAGCATGGGGATCAATGCCTAAAAAATTAACAGATTTAATGGATCGTTCTCTTGAAGATTATGAGGATAAAGATATTATTGAAGATCTAGAATTTAGACAAAGGCATAATTTACCAATTTCACAAGATGATGTAGATAAAATTAAAGATTCAAAATTATGGAATACTTGGTCTGGTAAAACTACAGTAAGTAAAACCACAAGTTTATCTGATGATGAGGTTACTGGATTTACTAATAGATTAAATACTAGATTAAAAAATAAATTTAAACTTAAAAATGATGGTGATGTAAAACCTAACGGATATTGGGATTATCATGATAATGCTTTAAATGATTTTCATAGAATTTATCGAGACAATGTTGAGCAATATGGAAAGGCAAAAGCATTTGATATGGCTAAAAAAGAAGTTTTAGGAAATATAAATGCTCAAGTTGAAGGTGAAGATGGCAAGATGTATGACTATTATGAACAACCTATTGATCCAGATCCTGATAAAACATTAAATAAAAATTTTGAAATAGCTAGTTATGCTATAGAACTTAATGGTGGTATAGCCATATCAGGAAGTATTTTACCTAATACAGAAGATGATTTAAAAAAATATATTGAATCAAAAGGTGAAACTGTTCCTGAAGTATATCAATTAATAGCTGATAAATATAATAAAACAAAAAAAAGAAGTGATCCAGTTTTATCAGCCACTGATATTGCAAGAGCACAAGCAAAATTAGTAGGTGATGATGGAATTATTATTTCTGATATTGATAAAGAGTTAGATCAATTAGATGAAAATGTAAGAGAACTTTTATTACTTCATCCAGATCAAGGGAGAGTACAACGGGCAAAAATTGAAGAATTAAAAAAAGATGGTGATATTTCTTACGATGATGTTCAATTCTTAATTGAAGAAATGTATGACTATTACCAGACACCTGAAGGTCAAGCTCAACTGGATAAAGAGTTTCCACTTGGAGACGAGATTACATATAAAACTCCTAGAGATTTAAGTAAGAGTAATAAAAGAGCATTAAAATCAAAAAAAATAAGAGGTGATCAAACACCTTGGTTAGAAAGTGCTGGCGGTAAAAAGTTTGTAAAGGATTTTACACGTATAGTTACACCAGACATATTTCATGGTTTAAATCCAGTCAAAGATTTCTTACGAGAAATTGAATTAAGAAAACAAGAAGTACAACAACAAGATAGACCTTCTAATAGAAGATAACGTAATTACTAAGGTAATAAAATGAATTCAGGAATGAATTTCGACTCCATAGATACTTCAGGATTTGAAGGATTTGCTGATGAAATCCGTGATGATCGAGAAGAGGAAGAGAGACGAGAACAACTAAGAGCTGAAATGCAAGCTCAACAAGAAGAGGAACAGGCAAAAGCTATGGCTGATGCTGAAGATCCTAGAAATAGAGAAGGCTTCGGAGGTGTAAGAGGGATAGCAAAAGAGATTGGGTCTGCCATTGGTGGTGGATTACAAGATACAGTTTCCTCTGCTGTCACTCTTCCAGAAAGAGCCATTGATATGTTCAGTGGTGAAATGGAAGAGGAGATGCAAACTGACGAAGGATATAAACCAGAATGGGATGATGCTTTTGTAAATGATGAAGATCCAATTGAAACCAAAACATGGTGGGGAGGAGCCTTACGGGGACTAGTTCATTTTGGATCTTTAGCAGTTGCTATTATTCCAGCCATGAAAGCAGCTGGTGTAACCGCTGCAACTACTATTGCTGGTAGTTTGGTGCGAGGTGCAGCAATTGGTGCTACCTCAGATTTGGTATCAAGATATTCTCAAGATGATAATGGTTTAGCAGTATTAAGAGATAGATTTGGTTTATTAGATACTCCTATTTCTACTAAAGATACTGATCACCCTGCTATGAAGACATTAAAAAATGTTGTAGAAGGTATGGGTATTGGTATTATTTTTGATGCTGCTGGGATGGCTATAAAAAGAGGAGTAAGAAAGCTTAGACCTGGAGAAACAACATATATACAAAATGAACTTTTTCCAACAGGAGAGTATGCTGTTGACCCTGAAGAATTGACAAAAATAGCTGCAAGAAATGAAAGCGTTCAAGTTCAAATAACAGAGAAAGCAGTTGATCAGTTAGAGATAGAAGGTTTTGGAGCATATAAAAATAATAATTTAGCTAGTAAAACTCAAGCTACACCTACCTCAACAGAAGCACCTTTTGATGTAAAAAGACAATTAAAGAGAACTAGAACAGAATATGGAGCTGAAGATGGTTCTACTGGTTCTGTAACTACCCCTGTATCTCTTAATCGAATGAGTATAAACAGCGAAATGGCTGAGAAAGAACTTGTAAAACTTATGAAAATATATATGAGTGATGCAAGAGTTCAAGAAGAGGTTGCTAAAGCTAAAGCAAAAAATATTCCTTTAAATAAAGTCTGGCAAGATTCCATTGAGATGGCACAGAAAGTAATGGAAGGTAGAAATAATAGTGAATTAACTGCTGATGAATTTTGGGCAATTTTTAATGAAGGTCCTACAACTATTAAGACTGGAACTGGTGAAGAATTTACCGTATGGGGATCTGAAATGGTAGTAGCAGCTGATTTAGTTATTGGCTCATTATTAAAAGAAATTAGAGATTCAGGTATAACTAACAGAGAACTTTATAAATATGCAGATTTAACTGATATTGATGGTCCTGCTAGAGCAACCTATGACAAAGTTATTGCTGGTTTAACACAAGTTAAGTTAGCTAAAATGACTTATTCTAATAAATTTAGAGAGTTAGGAGCTGGTAAAAAAGTAACTAAAAGTTCGAAAGCTGAGATATTTGAAGCTGTTAATAAGCAAATGGCTGATTCTAAAAAAGCTCATAAATTGGCATATCAAATTGCAGGAACCAGTAAAAATGATGATCTTTTTAAAGCTATTAATGAAGCTATGTCTTGGTCAGGAGAGATTAATACATTAACTGATTTCGATAATTACATAAGAAAGAAGTTTAGAGGAGGAAAAATAAAAGGGAAATGGGACATTGGTTTAATTGTAAAAGGTCTGCAAAAAGTAATGGTTAATAGTGTTCTTAGTGGTCCTAAAACTCCAATAAGAGCAATAATGGGTACTGGTTCAGCTACGTTTCTTAGACCATTATCAATGGCATTAGGAGCTGGAATTAAAGGAGACGGTGCAACATTACGAGCTTCAATGGCAGCTATGAATGCAATGCGTGAATCCATACCTGAAGCTTGGACATTATTCAAAAAAAATTTACAAGGATATTGGGCTGGAGATATTTCAACTATAAATACTAGATTTAACCAAATCACTAAAGGCGATGAACAGTGGGCAATGTATAAACATTGGATAGAAAATAGTGAAGGAGTTACTGCTGGAGATAGATTTGCGTTTACTGTTGGTAATGGAGTCAGAGCATTAAATGATAATAAGTTTTTAACCTATTCAACAAAGATAATGGGTGCTACTGATGATGCATTTGGATTGATATTAGCTAGAGCTACTGCAAAAGAAAGGGCAATGCGTGAAGCAATGAATCTTTACAACGCAGGAAAAGTAACTGAAATTTCGCCTCAAATGTTGAAGGAAGCTCAAGATAGATTTTATGCTCAAATAATGGATGGAGATGGGAATATTATTGATGATGCTACACTTTTTGCAAAAAAAGAAGCAACTTTAACAACAGAACTACAAGGATTTTCTGCAAAGATTGATGAGGCATTTAGTCAAAACCCTTGGACTAAACCATTTTTATTATTTGCTAGAACTGGAATGAATGGTTTACAATTAACAGCAAAACATACTCCTTTATTTAATAGATTAGTAAAAGAATCTAGAGATATAATGAAAGCTACTCCAGATAATCTAGGAGATTTAGCTGTTTATGGTATAAAAAATGCTGAAGATTTAGCTAATGCTAAAGCTTTACGAGAAGGTCGTATAGCTATAGGAAGTAGTTTAATTTTACTAGCTAATATTCATTATATTAATGGAGGCTTAACTGGTAATGGTCCATCAAATAGACAGCAAAGACAAACTTGGATAGATTCTGGATGGAGACCAAGAAGTATTCAAATTGGAGGAGCTTGGGTAACTTATGATTCTTTAGAACCATTTAACTTAATACTTTCAACTATTGGTGATATTGGTGATCATATGGATCAAATGGGTCCAGAGTGGACTGAACAACAATATAGAAAATTAGCAATCGTAATAATGCAAGGCTTATCTAGTAAATCTTATTTAGCTAGTATGCAACAATTTGTAGATTTATTTGCTGGTCAGCCAGGTTCTTCAGAAAGAATTATTGCAAGTTTATTGAATAATACTGTCCCTCTTTCCTCATTAAGAAATGAATTAGGTAAGTTAATTAACCCTTATATGAAAGAGATAAACTCTGGAATTGGGCAATCAATTCGAAATAGAAACTTATTTATGGAAGGTTTAGCAGGAAGAGATCAATTACCTACAAAATATGATTTATTAAATGGTCAACCAATTAGAAATTGGGATTTTCCTACTCGTATGTTTAATGCAGTAATGCCTTTTCAAATAAATCTAGATTATAGTATTGGTCGAAAATTACTATTTGATAGTGGATATGACTTAAGAACAACTACATATTCTTATGAAGGGTTAGATTTTAGTGATTCTCCTGTAGTTAGATCTCTTTTTCAAAAAGCAATAGGTGATCAAAACATTGAATTTGAATTAAATAAATTAGCAAAAGATCCAAAAATTATAGCTTCTATAAATCAAATGAATTATGACACTTGGAATGGAAATCGATTAAGAGATCCTATGAAAGCCTATGTACATAATTTTGAAATAAAAAGATTATTTGAAATAGCTAAACGAAAAGCATTTAACAAAATAAGAAATCATCCTGAAGTTATTAGATTAATGGAAACTAAAAATAATAGAAGAATAGATAATCTAAAAACTTTAAAACAAACAGGAAATTATAGAGCAACAAAAATAGAAAATATTCAAAATTTAAAGAACAAATAATCCGCCTACCAATAAACCTCTTAGGAGAAAATGGCAATTACATACACCGACAATGGTGGAGGTGCGCCCAATGGTTCCGATCTGGAATTTACGTTCACCTTCCCTGTCCTACAAACTGAAGACGTTAAAGTTGCACTGAATAACGTGGTGCAAGCGACAACTAAATATGCAGTCGATACTGCAAGCAATCCCACCAAAATAACTTTCAATAACACCAGTGTTGATACTAACGTGCAAGAAAGCACTGGTGCTCCTAAATCAGGCGTAGATGTACGAGTTTTTAGACAAACACAGGTAGGTAAATCTACAGGTGATGATGATCCTAAAGCTGTGTATGCAGCTGGCTCATCTATAAGAGCAACTGATTTAAACGCTAATACTGAACAAGCGTTATATGCAATACATGAACTTCAAGATCAACCTTTAACAGACCAAGATATTGAAGACGGAGCTATAACTTCTTCCAAAATTGCAGATGGAACTATAGCTAATGTTGATGTTAGTTCTACAGCAGCTATTGACGGTACTAAAATCTCACCTGATTTTGGTAGTCAGAATATAGCAACAACTGGAACAATCAATAATTTAACAACTACAGAATTAGCAATATTAGATGGTGCAACTGTTAGCACCGCAGAATTAAATACTTTAGACGGAGTAACAGCTTCTACTGCTGAACTAAATCTTTTAGATGGTGTTACATCAACAACAGCGGAATTAAATATTCTTGATGGAGTTACAGCCTCTACTGCTGAAATAAACAAATTAGATGGAGTAACCGCATCTACAGCTGAATTAAATATTTTAGATGGCGTAACCGCTACAGCTACAGAGCTAAACATTATTGACGGAGTAACTGCTACAACAGCAGAACTTAACTATGTTGATGGCGTTACTAGCGGAATCCAGGCACAGATAGATGGTAAACAACCATTAGATTCTGAACTAACAGAACTAGCTACAATGGGTAGTGGAACTGCTGGAGCTTTAGCTGATCTAAACACAGCAGAAGTACAAATATTAGATGGAGCTACTGCATCAACAGCAGAGCTTAATTTATTAGCTGGTAAAAGTATAGTTACAACTATCGGTGGAAGTGCAACAGATGTACAGATACCTTCAGCTCAAGCTGTAAACGAAAGAATTGTAGAGCTAGTAACAGAGGTTGGAGGATTTGCTCCAATAACTAATGAAACAAGTTTCCCTGCAACTAACCCAGACATCAATGACGGTGCTGGAACTATTGTCAGTATTAAAGCGTTAGCAAGTAATTTAGTTGCTAACTCAAGTGGAGTTGCAACAATTGCAAACGGTGCTGGTACTGGAAATACAGTAACTATAAATGGAATGGGTAATGCCCAAACTATTACAGCCGGAAAAGGTTTATTAGTAGAAACTACATCTACACTCCATACATATACTTTCCATAGAGAAGCTATTGATGGAACTGGAATTACAAATGCTTCAGTTCTTGTAAGTGACTTTAACGATAGATATCAAATAAGTAATACACCACCTTCATCTCATCCAGATGGTTCTGGCTTACAGGATGGTGACTTATGGTTTGATACATCTACCAACATAATGAAAGTTTATGACTTAGGTAACACACAATATGATGCTGTTACTTCAGTTGGAGACTTTAGATTATTAACAGTAGTTCCTGATGGAGCTACATCTGGAAGTCCTACATTTGACGGCACTATTGTTTCTTATGATTTAAGAGATAGCGGAGTTGCTGCTAACGTGACAAGCGTTGGACAACTTATAGTTAGTCTTAACGGTGTTATACAAAAACCAAATGCTGGTACATATAGTGCAAGTAACGAAGGATTTTATCTAGAGGGTGCTAACGGAATCAAATTCTGTACAGCTCCAGTAGCTGGATCTAGTTTATTTGTGACTTTGATTGGTGCAGCTACAGCGATAGGTACACCGAGTGATAACACAGTAACAGAGGCTAAATTAACATCTGAAGCTGTAAGTGAAGCTAAGTTAAAAGTTGGAAACTCTCCTGTTAATGGAAAGTTTTTACAAGCACAATCTGGACAATCTGGTGGATTATATTGGGAAACTGTTGACTTAACAGCTTTAAGTGCAACTAATTTAACATCGGGAACAGTACCTGATGCACGATTCCCTGCAACTTTACCGGCAGCTAGTGCAGCTAATTTAACAAGCATACCAGCTGGTAATTTAACTGGAACAGTTGCTGATGCAAGAATATCTACTTTAACAGCATCTAAATTAAGTGGTGCACTGCCTGCTATAGATGGGTCGAATCTAACAGGTTTACAAGCTGGTGCGACTGGAGGTAACTCTGGTGGTAACGCAGTATTCTGGGAAAACCAGCAAACTGTTACACACAATTATTCAATATCTGC